CCGGCCTGTAAAAGGTTACCTTCTCAACAGCCTTTGTCGCGCTGTCGGTAACTGATACCGTAGTGTTTCCGTTGTAGTCGCAGCCTGCGGAGCAGCTGTTGTAGATGGCTTCTGCGATGTCCTCGTCAGTGCCACCGACAACAGAAACAAAGATGCTGTGCGCCTTGATGAAATAGCCGTCGGTCTCGATGGGGACGTTCGTCTTGTTCTCCCTGACGATGCAGGAGACCACGTTGGAGCAGTTGGCGACACGCGCGTAGACTGCCGCGATGGTGCCGCGTGAGTTCAGCCCGACAGACGCGTAGCGCCTTGCCTCAAACGCTCCCTGCGTCTCGGCGTTCTGCCCGACGGTTGCCGCCTGTGGATTGACCGCGGTGTCCCAGCCAGCGACCATTGTGTTTATCCTGCTGAGAGTTCCGGCGGCGGCGGAGATGAGGCCGGAGGACTGGCACTCAAAGACGCACTCGCATGTGCCGTCAGCGCCGATGGTTACAGCCTCGGTGTTTTGCCAGACGGTATCATCGGCAGTGCTCATGACCTGAGCGGATACAGGTATGACCGTGTCGGGCAGGCCAGTGCACTTAATGACCGCACTTGACGCGATGGCAGGCTTGCGCTGCAGGAAGTAGATTTCAGCGAGCGCGTCCTGGAAGATGCCCGTTGCCTTCAAGGGGTTCAGCATGTTCGCGAGGTACAGCACCTCGCTGTCCTTCTGCACTATCGATGCGGTCTGCGAGTCGACAAGCTGCCCCGCAGGCGTCTCCGGCTCGGTGTTCAGCTCTGCGGTGTTGTCGCTCTTGAAGGCCGCTTTCCACGCCTGCGCCACCGCTGCCCTGACGTCTGACACATCGTCAGCCGAGAAGCCTGTCTGAGGATCAAATGCTAATGCCATAGGTCTCTCCATCCTCCATAGTCAGTCTGATATCGCCTGTGAGCGTGCGGGGCGTAATGGCGTCTCCCGCCGGGCTTGATGTATCCTTGCGCACCAACTGGATATCCTTCACATCGGCAGTCTTTACGCCGTCAACGCCGAGAGCGGCCTGACGCACTACAGCGCGGAAGACGCTCATCGATGGCTTGCGCCCCAGGGTAATGGCAAAATGCGGTATTCCACGGTCAGGATCGTAATATGCGTCATTGGTAAATAATCTGACGGCGTTGGATACATTCTGCGCTACCGCGTAATCGCCTGTCGTTACCGCTATATTGCCTGACGCGTCAAGCTGTATATCCCACTCCGCGTCAAGCAGCAGGCTATGCCCGTATGCCATATATCCTCCTATAGCGGCGCGCTGGTAGTGCCGCCGCTGTCGCCTTTGTGAGTGTGAGAGAGATAAGACTTGCCGCCTGCGGACATATCGCCCGAAACGGTCAGAGTGCCGTTGATGATCACCTGCCCGGTTATCTCCACCTTCGGCGCCGTAACCTTTACCGCCTGCGAGGCCTTGATCTCCACCTCGCTGTCAGTCTCTATTTTACAGCCTTCCGGAGCATGGATAACGATAGTCTTATCCTGCTTTATCTCTATCCATACCTCCGGCGCCTTTGTATGGATAGCGCCGACCATGATGGAGTCGGACTGCGAGAAAGAGCGATAGGAGCCTGCGGGCACCGGCTCCGATGTGCCCTGCTTAATGCCTGAAATATCCTGCTTGCAGCAGGTGAAAACGCCGATATCTCCCGGCACCGGCTCGATTATCAGAGCCGCTATGCCGGCCTGCGTCCTGCTGTACGGCAGTTTGGTCATGGAGGGCATGGGGAGGCTTTTGCCTGACGCGTCAGCCTGCGCCGTCAGCTGGGTAGCCGAGACGGTGCCGGAACCGCTCCCGGAGCCTTTGCCCGAACAGGCGTCAACCCTTCCTATATATGCAGTCTGCAGCTCGTTCTGCAGCTTCTGCGACATGGCAAAATCAAGAGCGTTGTACGCCCCCGTATCAGTGTACGGGGTATTTAAGCCGCGTTTTGTGTAATCATCAATCTGTGCCATTATGAGTACTTCCCGTTTTTGCCCGGATCCTTGTTGGGATAATAGCCGGTTATCTGACTCTCCCAGGAGCCGTCTCCGGGCATATTTGCCGATAGCTTGTGCGTCAGCTTGACTATTTTCCATGTGCCTGACGCCTTCGGCACAACGGTATCGAGCTTTATAAGGCCGCCGAAGCGGAAATCAGGATTGAAAATCGCCTTGCACTCAACACCATTTTGTGTGATTGCGGGATACCCGAGCAGGCCTGTAGTGGCGCTGAGCACTACCGTGTTGCCCTCGCGCCCTGCGCCTGACTGCATGAGCACTGCCGAGCCGTCATCAAGTATCAGTTCCGCGCCTATCTGCGAGGCGCACGCCTGAGCGATGCGTCCTGCGAGCCATGTATGGCAGTAGGCCCCTGAGCCGTCATGCGCCCGAAGTAGCCCACTGCCGCCTCAATCTTGAATTTAACGTCAGGGCTTGCGTTGAAATCGGCTCCCGCTTTTGTGATAGTGCCGCTGAATACCTCACTCACGCCGCCCCAGTCTCCGGCGTAGATCGTGATCTGATTGTTTTTGACATACAGCGGATCAAAGGCGAGGGTAGTAAGCTGTTCCATGTCCGAGAGCGGCAGGCCGGTAATCTCCGCGGATGCCTTGCCGCCTTCCGGCAGGGCTAGTTTTTGGATCTGGCAGGTCATTGCCAAATCGGTTATTTCCTTTGTGTTAGAGCCGTCTTCAAACTCGCCTTTGTACAGCTGTATGACCATTTTCAGGCGGCGCTCAAAGAACGAAGTGTTAAGGTCATTAGCCATTCTGAGCCTCCCGGAGCACTTTCATCTCCGCGAGTTCGTCATCAGGGAGCCAGTATAATTTATACCTTGTCCCCCATTCCGAAAAGGCCGGAGACTCCTGGGAGCCTGCGGTGGCCGCGGCGTCATCTATAACATAAAACTGCCCGGAAAAGCCCCTGACCGTTTCAGGAATTATCGGTGTTGTCGGCTGGCAGAGAGCACCTTTCAGGATCTTTGTGCGCCTGACGGTCAGATCCATATACATAAAACCTGCGCGCTCAAAGACTCTTATGGTGCACGCCTGCCCGCCGAGGTCAATCTGCAGTTCCTGGTCAGGATAGGGCGTCAGAGGTATTTCGATCATATATCACCCGAAAATCATATTAGCAAAGGACTGAGGCCCGTTTTCTTTCCTGTCTGACGCTTTTGTCTCCTGAGCCTGCTGCCTGCCGCGTGGCTGAGTCTTCGGCACCTTTGTATTGGTATACTGGCTTTCCACCTGCCGCACCTCCTCAAACCCTATATCGCAGTAGATGATGTCAAGCCCGTCTTCAACCTTGCGTGAGTACTGAAATTTGACGATATTAAAATCTGAGTAGACATTGTCAGGCGTGATGATGGTTATCAGGTCAGTGCCCTCGGATATGATTTCAAGCCTTGTCAGGGCGCTCATGATCTCGTCATGCGTGCCCTTGATGGCTACCTGCAGGCCGATAGTAACCGGGCTTGTAGTCTTATTGTATGAGACAAAGGAGCCGTTTTCCACCGGAGACTGCGTGATCTTGTACTCCCCGGTGATATCCATGTTCATAAAATTT